ATTAGTCATTGGTTATTTTCCTATGTTTTTTATTGATATCTTCTACTCTGCCGAGTAGTTCCATGTCTACACCTAGATCAATAGCTTCTTCTTGTATGGCAGCTATGTCTTTAGGAAAGCACATTCCTCCCCAGCCAAACTCACCGTCGGGCCCAGGAACATCTAGGTGTGTACGACCTATTCGGTCATCCCAGATTGTCAACTCTTTGAGTTGATTAAAATCGATATCAGATGCTTGAGATAACTTATAAAACTCGTTCATAAAAGTTACCTTGGTAGCCAAATATGTATTCATCATGTACTTATACATGGCAGCGGTCTTGATATCTGTGATCAAAAACTTTTCATGAACTAACGGAACACCTGTTCGTATAATCTCACGTGCTTGCTCGCACCATGCCTTACCGCCACCTAATACAAAGTAGTCGCTATTTTGGTAGTCAGTGTTTGCATCAGCCGCAGTAATAAACTCTGGGCAGTGTACGATATTAGGATATTGTTTCCACAACTTTTCGTATACACTAGGCGGAGCAGTAGATTTACAAATGATAGGGATTTGTTTGTTGATAGTAACAAACAATAGTTCTTTGAGAGTCTGTTCTAGAATAGTCGAGTCACAGTGACCATCATCAGTGCTAGGTGTAGGCACACAGACATAGACCGCATCGCAGGTATTAAACTGGTCCATGCTGGCGCTATTTTCTAGTTTTGGATCTCTAATAATGAGGTCTTGACTGCGGTGTGCCCATGTAATGGCACCACCAACATGTCCAAAACCTATGATACCGATACGCAAAATCAAACCTTTCTATTATGATTTTAGTATCTTTATTATACGCTTTTTTTCTTGTTCTGTCAACCAAGTCTGCTCTTGTTGTCCAAAATCTGGAGCATCATTGAGTGCTTGGTCTACTATGTGCTTGATTAGATAGAGTTCTTTTTTACATTCAAAAGCGGCAAAACCATCATTATATGGACTGGCGCATTCTCTTGCGAGAGAATGTAACTGACTAGATATGTCAGCTACATCCCAAGATTTTTTGAAACCCATTACCTAATAAAGTCTTCTGGACGTATAGTCGCAGTGGATCCGTGTCCAAACTCTTGTCCGATATAAAAATCATTTGGACGTTCGTTGGCAACAGCGATGATGCTGTCAACTTCAACTTTCTGAAACTCTTTAACACCCTCGCCGTCATCGATCTTAATCTTTCGAGTCCATCGACCGTGCTCGATAAGAATCCATTGTCCCACTTCTACATCAAGGTCGACCTTATCGCCTTTCTTGTAGACCTGAGCCCAACGAGGTTTAACACCGTGTGCCTTACCGTCATCACTTTGGATGATAAGACCACCTGCGGTTTTCATCTCTCCCATATCCATATTAATGACTAATATGTCTTTTGGTAATGGACGTACTTTTATGTTCTTAACGCCGAATGCGCCACTCATATTAGGCCCTTCTGCTAATAGATTTCTCGTCTACAGATTTTTGATTATTGGCATAATAATCCTGTAGAACCTGTTCGCGGGTGCGTACAACTTTGCCCCCGGGTCCTAGTTCATCGCCTCGAGCATTAACCTTGGCATTTCCTACAGCAGGTACAGTTTCGTTCTGGAGAGATAGTTTCTCCATGTCGATTTCTGAACCTCTGATACTGGTATAAGTTTTACCCATTATTTTCTCCTTTTGAGATTTGTTTTTGGAGTCTTGCGACCCGCAAGAATTCTTTTTGCATTTCTGCTTGCAACACTTTTTGGACTTCTTCGTTTAGACATTTATACCCCCTTAAAGAACTCTTCTATTGGTAAGTTGTATTTAATACTATCTATCTTATGTATCCCTATCAAATAGAGTACATAACTGGCCACGGAACTACCTCGTCCTACACCCCAAACAATGTTGTTTTCTCTTAAAGTATCTACTATATATTTTATGACATGAAGTATATCATACATTCCGTTCTTGATAAACAGTTCTAGTTCTTGGCTTACTCTATTCCGCTGTTCTTCGGTTTCACACATTCCATACAACATTTCCACTAGATTTGGACAATAGTCTTTGGGTATAAACCAATGACCTGTGTCTATAGTTTTTGGAGGGATTGGATAATCTAGATACTCGGATTGTAGACGAGAAAGGTATTGATTCAGATCATCGGAGCAATAGCAATGTTCCAGAATATCTGGACCATATTTCATGATTCCTTTGATAAGTTGTTCTTGGGTGTTATTTTCAGTCCACATTGATCAGTTGATCCAAATCGCCATCAAGTTGTTGTTTGTTACGTGCATATCTAAGAGCGAGCTCATCTTTATATATTGTAACAAAAGTAGCGATCTGTGTCAAGAGTTCAAGTTTACCTAACCGTGCCGCAGCATAGTATTTTTTATTGAGCTCTATGACCTTGTCTTCGATTTCTTGATCTTTGAGCTCTGAAAGATCTTTTGAAAGAGGATGGAACATTAACTGAATTGGCCCACGTATCTCATGAAGAACTCGGACTCTCTCCTACGCCAAATTTCTACGATAGTTGCTGTAGATGTAGATGTTGGTAGAGCGACTGGCTGTTGGCTGTTTCCGATCTTAGAAAGAGGAAACCCATTGGCCTTAATAACTGCTATTCCTGAAGTTTGGAATGTAGCTGTCCTTGCCGATCCATCGCTGTAGAGTTCTAAGGTAACTTTGCCCATACCACCGGCGGTATCGGATAGTCCTGGGTCACCTGGAAACGAGCTAAAGGTAAAAGTAATATCCGCGCCGAGTCTAATAACCTGATAGTTTCCTTGGATGTAATCGATCGATTGGGGTGTAGCTGTTAGAGGGTTACTAAAATCCCAAACAACATTTCTATTATTCTGCAACATAGCTTTAGTGATGTAGGAAAACCCTAGATCGTTCGTTGCTGGCGTTGTGCCTCCTAGTGCAGAGTTTAAAACAGACTTGCTTTGTAGTGCTGTTATTTCGCTGGCTGCGGCCTGGAAGTTTGTTTTGATACTAGAAAAGTTATCTCTAAAAGTCTGTGTATCATTATCCTGCCCTGCTACAGGATAGTTTTCGTTTATTGTTAGATAGTTTATATTGCTCGTCACGGTAATTTTTCTCCACGTTGCGGAAATGCTAGATATTTATCCTCTATAGTTCCGTCGATAATATCTATGATGTAGCGATCTGCTACGAAGTCAAATACTTTGAAATCGAAGTTTTCATCGCGGATTTTGGCTTTGATTCTAGAAATGATGTATTGAGCTTTGTCTGGTTTTGCATAGCATAACACTAATGCTTTGATATATCCGGGCTCATAGTTCTGTTCGTCTTGTATGCTTCTCATCCATAAAGGCAGGAACTCGCGATCTCTTTCGCCTACAGTGGATATCCTTTTCCTCATATTTTTTATGCTGTTAGGAAATATTCTTTGATGATCTGCATCACTGACTAAGGGAATATCACTGTCTATTTTTATAGAATCGTAGCTTATCAACACTTTGCTATTGATCTTGTCTGGTAGCTGCACAGTTTGACTGATACTTTTACCGTTCTTTTCTAGGTCATCTTTTATTTCTACGTATACTACTTCGTAGACGGTGTTCTGTGTTAACGGATCTTTAGCTTTGGCATATTTTAAATCACCAAACTTTAATCTCTTATTATAGTGATTCCTGCTCATAGCCTGGACATATTTTATAGCTTCAGTGCTTTCTATTCCTGCAAAGACTAGCATCTTTAGCTCAGTCTGAACACTGAAGTTAACGTCACCGTATCTATAAAGATCGTCTGCTCGGAATATGTTAGCATCGGTAATAAAGTTAAACCATTCTAATCTCTTGTTTTTGCTCTGGAAGGCTTTTACATAGAGGTTGGCAAAAGTTTTAGTAGTTTCAGCAACTACAGTAATGCTAAAGTCCTTGAAGCTTTCAGTAAAGTTTACAGAATCTCTGGCCTTAACTGTAAAGGTATACTTTTTATCAAAGCTGGTAGTTTCACCATCAAATGTTATATTAAACTCTCGAGTACTACCGTTTAGATCAAAAAATCTTGTTAATCCGGGAGAGTTTACATCAGCAAACTGTTTGACCTTTCCAATAATATTACCATTGCTGGTAAAACTGAGTCCTGGAGGCAAGTTGCCATTGACCAGTTCGTAGATCACACTTCCGCCATAGAGTAAACTCTTGGCTTCTACTGATTTAGTACTTGGTTGATTGGGTTTGATAGATCCTAGATCAGATCCGCTAATCCAAGAGATACCACTTTCTATCTCTCCGATGATATCTATGGTAAAGGTTTTTTCAGTATCTGAAACTGTGCTATACCAATAGGTAGTATCGATAGGTAATATATTTTTACAGATTTTAATACAGATATAGATAGTATTATCGTATCTAACTGCATCGCCGACCTGATATATAGTTGTTGATGACCAGTCTCCTCTCAACGTGTAATCGGTTGTATAAGGGTTATCATCAAAACTTACCGCGTCAATAGTGAACTTGAAGTTTCTTGTCACTCTTGCCTGGTACGGAATGCGGCCAGCTATCTCACCAGTGATCTGATCTAGTTCAAGCCCTGGCGGCAGGTCGGATGCTGTTTCGGGAGTTATAACATCCCAATCGCCTGCTTGTGTGAGTCTATTAAGTTGTTTTTCTGCTAAAGGAAAACGTGGCATATTGCCTGATATTTCCCATCGTCCGAAATAATAATATTCGTCAGTGTACTTAGATTTATAAGTTCCTGGATTAGTTTTTAGGAAGTAACTGATATAACCGTTTAATGAACTAGGGTGATATACTTCTAAAAATATAGTAAGGTAGTTGTTGGCTCTATGTCGTCCCAGATAGCTTTCAGTGATCCATATAGGAAATCTACGTCCGTCTGAGCTAGCTTGGAAAAGATTAGTGTCAACCTGTAGGAGTGTGTTGTCTGCTTTTAAGAACTCTTCGGATACTACATATATCTTGAAAACTCTGGTAACAGTATTGATACCATCAGTGACTGCAATAGCAAAGGTATAGATTCTACTTAGTTTCTTAGGATCTCTGCTAACAAGACTATAATCGTAGATAGTATCGTCGTAGAGATAAGAATCGTAGCCTCTTGACTTAGCATCGCTAAAATCTAAAGGAATATTGTCATAGGGATATGTGTCGTATGCTCCCGAAGTTAACGCATTGTATTCTACAGAAAATACTGGATCAGTGAATCCAAATATACGTCCATCTTCACTTAGAGATAGGCCGGGAGGCAGAGAACCGCCTGTAGGCACGAGATAATATTTCAACACATCACCAGCTATAGTATCTGGGTCAGTTACTTCGAGTTGAAAATCTACTTTAGCATTATCTAAAATAAAGTAAGCATTATCGGGACCTACATTTAAGAATCCTTCTTTGGTTACCCATGACGGTACATCTGATCCGTCAATGCTTAAACTGAATGTTCTATCTTCAAGGTCTACCCCGTCAGAAGCACGTATAACAAATCTACTGATCGCTAACTTGTTAACTTCAGAAGGACTACCTACTATGAGATTATTTTTTAATCTAAGACCTCTGGGAAGTTTTCCAGAAATAAGACTAAAGGTTACAGGATTAGAAGTCGTAGAAGAAGCTAGCAAAGGAATACTGATGGTTATCCTTTCTGTTAGTAGTCCTAAACTTCCTGCCGGTGTGGCCCAAGTTAATGCCATGCCTACTCCTTATTGGATCGAACCAAGGTCTAGACTTACAGAGGATGGGTTAGTTATAGTACCAAAGTCGATGTTTGTAAACGCTAATGCTAACTGTTCAGTGTACTGGAATGAAGAACCTATAGGACCGAAATCAAACGTAGTCATGATCTTTGTAACAGGTAGTATGGTGTTGACCGTAATAACAGTACCTAGAGAAGTGACATCAACATCATCACCGCCTTGTAGTGTGATACGACCGTTGTTTCCATCAGTGGCCTGTACATAACCTGAGTTAGTTTCGATCCTTGTCAGAGCAGCGTCGGCATCGTTGTTGATTACTACAGAAGTTAGTGTATCATCTAATGATACTTTTCTTCCAGCTACTATATTTTTAAACTCTAGATTAGATCCATTTTTTTGCTTAAACAACCCTACTCCAGTAGTTCCTATGTTTAGGCCAGTAACCGCTAGCTCGGAGTTTAATGCAGTAAAGTTAGAGTTGACTTTTTGGAAGGCAGTGCGTAGATCATCACCTAGACCATCATTGACTACATTACCGATATTGATTGTTTGTATAGACATAGTTTGCGCTCTCTTTTACATATTTACCAGGAGCCGTTACTCCAAGCCACACGCTTCCAGATATCACCGCCCGGACTGACGAATGTAAAGGTGTTGGTTAAAGTGAAAGTTACGTTGTTGCTAAAATTCAGTCCTGTTTGTGTTCCGTTGTTTAGGTTTTGGTCCACATTTGTCACTGTTACTGATGCGCTCTGACCTGGAACCACCAAAGTCCACCCTAGGATGTCAGTGTTGATTTTGTTGAAACCATAGTTGACGCCGAAATCAAAGTGGTCGTGGTTGCTGCCAGTAGTGCCTACCACATTAAGCATTTCAAAGTTCTGTACGCAGTAATAGATGTAATCACCGTCGAAGGCCATCATACCAATGCGGTCTCCCTCGGCACCATAGCTGTGTGCGGGCGGAATGGCCTTGACATTTAGATAGCCACCGCCGGGGAATCTCAGCATACCATAGTTTTTAAACTCCCAGGTGTGGGTATAGATATTTGAGTAATCATAGGTTCCTGTAGGTGCTATACTGCCCAATGGTGGGTTGGTGTCCCACTGTTCATATGGTGTGTTCAACGGTCCTGTGTTGACATACAGTGCTTGATTAAATCCAGGAACCCAAATCCCATATCCGTTATCGTACTGTATGTACGGATCGGTAGCAGGGTTATAACCAGCGGGAATCCAAGCATTAGGATCGCTGATAGATTGAGTGTAGGTTAGATTCACCGCGACGAAGTCAGCGCCGAGGATGGTTATGTGTGTGGGAGGCGCAGTTGGATTTTCGTTCGTCTCTATCGCGAGGCCGTGTGTGTTGTCGGACTTGATCTTGTCATCAGGGAACTTGGTCCTGCCATCGCTGGTAAAGGTCCAGTTGTAGTGATTGTTTCTAAGCAAATCGTGTGTGTAGAAATCTACCACTCCAGTGAGATCATTCTGGCCACTGCCATAGACCATTATAGAAGATAACTCTGTGCCTCTATTGCTGACATTGCTGGAAACGCTGGCTATCGAGATCGGACTTTGTTGATCTGTGGTGTTAGTGATGCCAGTCCAGCCCATACCATAGGTGCCTATCTTGGTATGGTTAGGCAACAGCAAGCTGCCGTCGTTGCCAAAGACCCATTCTGCGCTACGATTACTATTGGCATCAGGAATGTTTACCTGCCAGATGCTGGCATAGTCTGCGGGGACTTGATTATTGACCCTTCCAGATATCCTAGCTCTAGATGGATTTTCTGGATCGCCTTGTGCTATGGTCTGGAATGCTTGGCTGACATAACCTATGATATCTGCTCGTCCTGCACCTACCTTGTTGTAGGTGAACTCGATCTTGGCGCCTATTGATAGGCCTAACAGCGTACCTCCCAGTTCACCATTAGGATCTGTGAAGATGTTGACTTCTATCTCACTCTGATTTCTCTGTGATAGACCCGGTATCAGCACGTTAGGGCTGGTCAAGGTCACTTCATTGCTGAAATCCTGTCCATTGGTATAAACGTGTGATACCTGTTCTCTGGATGAGTAGATGACCACGCGGTCTCCGCTGTTGGGTTGACCTTGTTGTCCTTCGCTGCCTTCTACTCTTATGTGCGATCCATAGCTGCCGTAACCAAAGCCCAAGGCCGCACCTTTCTTCCTGCTTAGGGGTCTTAGATGCGTGTCGTTGTCAAAGCTGTAGTACAGCTCTAATCCATAATCCTCACTCCAGGCAAAGTCTTGATCTGCTTTAAGGATGAGGCTGTTTTCTACGCCATAGATCCTGCCTGTGTTGTTGGATATCTCTATGCGATTGTCTACTAGTCTTAGCTGTATGTTATCGCCGTTTGTGATCTGCGATTTATTTAGGTATCTACACACAGTGGTTATGTAGGAACCCACATAGTTTATGTCAGCGATATCTGCTAGATTGATCCTAGTCGTGTTATATGTGGTAGTGGTATCTAAGGATCCTGATATAGCTCTGTAGACACCTGGAGCGTCCTGTAACAGTCTGACCATCACCGTGACATTAGGACCTGCGAGACCGTCGACTTCATTGAAGAAATCTAAGCCGCGTACTTCTACCCAGTATTCTTCCGTTTCAGTGTCACGATGATAAGCAGTGATCACATATCTGCTGGGGTTGGTATTATAGATATAAGATAGGCCACCGCCACCGCCACCTAGCACACTTGTGCCATCGCTATTGACGATATCTCCACCTGAGGGTAGCTGTAGCTTACCGTCATTCTTAAACTGCCATTGACTGGCTCCAGCATTTATCAAAACTTTGCCATAATAGCTGAGCCCTCCAGCCGATTGTCCGCCTGTGATAGTGACATCGCCGCCTGGTCCGTCTGTGCCATAGCCGCCAGCGAGGCTGATATAACCTCCAGTTGTTCCCTGGCCACCTTGACTTTGAATATATCCGCCGGTGCCGATGTTGACATCGCCGCCCTTTTGATAAATGTAGCCTGGTGTTCCTGAACCTTGCACATCACCGGCTTCTACTCGAATATAGCCACCCTGCCCATCGCCAGGGCCATAGCCGCCACGTATCTTGATATCGCCACCATTGCCGTTGGTATCACCGCCGCGGCCTGCCCATAAGTAGATGTCGCCACCTTCACCGCCGGTGCCGTCTTGGCCTTTACCAGGATTGATTACCAGTCGTTGTGCATTGTAACTGGTGGCGTCGGGTGTGGTGATAATAGCTTCTTGTTGGCCGTCACCTATGTTTAGAGTATATCCTGTGATTGTACCGTTGGCAGTGTCACCGCGAGCCACTGAAATGAAAGGCAACACAGTCTGGCCATTGGCTTTGAAAAGCCAGTTGTTGCCAGTGTAAAGTCCTATACCGCTGCCAGCTGTGCTGTAGATCTGCACAGGCTGTGTGGACGCATTGGCTGAACCAGGTAGAGTTATACCAGTAGAGCCTTCTATGGCAGGATCGATGCGTATGCCCACTGTGCCGCCGACGCCGTTGCCACTGAACTCACCTATGGTCCATTCGCCGTCTAACCAGGCACCTATATTGCCCATACCAAAACGCTGTTCGTTTATAGGCCAACCATCTCCGCTGTTATCTGGGAATGTCAATGTTCCGTCTGTGCCAAATGTCCAAGTATTGATTCCTGGTCCAAATGTCGCTGTCTTAGGTCCATCGGAAAATCCAGTGATTACATTTTGATTAAAAGTGAACACCCAATAGCCAGCGCCAGTGTCGTGTATGACAGTCTGTACTGTGGCAGTGACTGGTGTACCCCACGCTGTCCTCACCGTAGCACCTGCTGTAACAGTCGTGCCCAATGTTGGGTAATCGCTGTCTAACACAAACAGGCGCCAAACGCCAGGACCAAAAGTGTCTGCAGCAAATATTGTAACACTCTGTACCAGTGGATGAGATCCCACGGTAATGTCTATGGCAGAGTTACTTTGTAAGTTGCTGCCGCTGCCACCTTGTACTGGATCGCCATCTACTGTAAGATTGCCATTACCATCTAAGCTGATAGGAACATTGTTGATGTAGAGTGTGTTAAGACCCACGTACATGCTACGCCATTGGCGTGTAGGACTTCCAATATCATAGGTATTGTTAGTCTTAGGTAAAAGATGTGTATCTACGTTTGATGGATCAAATATTGTTCCATCAGCTGCCAATGTGCTGTACAGTTCATTAAAGTTTGAGTTGACTTTGTTAAAGGCCGTCCTTAGGTTATCGCCTGTGCGATCGTTAGCGGTTTGTCCTATGTTGATTGTTTGTTTTGCCATTTATCGCTCCGATTAACCAAATGTCTCTAACTTACCATGCACACTGATAACACCGCTTGCATTATAGAAAGTAAATGTAACTATGTCTCGTTTGTTAGCATTGCCTGTGGGTGGCGATCCACCTTGCCAGTACAGTGTAACACCAGTGTTACTACCATCTAGTAGAACGGCGTTTGGTATTCTTCCAGTAGCACCTTGTACTAAGATAAGAGTTACCACGGTATATTGTCCATCTAGCAGGTTCATATTAGTGAAGTCTGCGTTGAAGTTACCTTGTAGACTAGTATGTACGAATGTATCACTTAATCTATAATCATGTTCTACTGTAGCTGTAGCACCAGCTATTGGTGCGTATACTCTTTTTACACCTTTAGCTATAGTAGTGTTTCTGATTGTCGTTGTTCCAACACCATTTGCACCCATGGTCAGTGCTGTGGCAGCACCACCTAAGGTCAATGTGGTTGGAGTACCCAATGCTGCAAATGTTGCGGCATTAGAATCTAGAGAACTGGTGCCCCAGTTAGCATTGGTTGGAATGACACTATGTAGGTCCCATGACCCATTGCTAGTACCGTTGTTATAAAGTACAGCTCTTTTATTACCGCCTGCTATGACACTGCCCACCTGTGTGGCATCATTGTACTGTATAGTCAGTGTACCTGTGGAGTTGTTATTGAATACAAACAATGTTCCTGTAGGTAATGTAGTAGCATCTGGCAGCTTAAATGTATGATTGCTACTTCCAGAAAGTAGCTGCTGTTGATTTGAAGTTGATGTTAGTGTGGTAGTACCACCTGAACTGGTTGTTGCTGTAACTCCATTGACGAAGTTTTTAGCACTACCCCAGTTAGAGATTGTCAAGCTACCTAGTGTACCAACTGATGTTAGGCTTGAACTAACAACATTTGATGCTAGAGTAGTTCCGGTCAACAATCCGGCAGGAGCAGTTCCTGAAACGTTACCAGTTACGTTACCAGTTACATTACCAGTAACGTTTGCAAATACAGGACCGACGATACGTCCCATTACAGCATCTACTAGCAGTGTTGAATCGTCGGCAAAGATACTGCCATTGAGGTCTATCTTGTTGTTCAATGAAAGTACCATTGAACGTCCACTAGCATTAGTACTGATGTTTATTCCATAGCCAGGAGTAATGCTTAGTGTATCTGTATTATTAGTAGCAGCGATCAGCGGTTGTCCTGGAACTGATACGTTTCTAAATGTAAACAGTCCGCTGGCAGGTGATGTATTATTAAGTGTAGCTATCTTTGTAGTAGGATCAACGCTGACACTTAAACCTGTGATAACGCTTATACCTCTAATACCACTGTTGGTGATAGTTACATTACCTGTTGAGCCGCTAACTGTAATACCACTGCCAGCAGTGATCTGAGTCACTCCAGTGTTAGTAAAAATCACATTGCCGGTAGACGAGCTAACTCCAATACCGGTTCCTGCTACAGCACCAGTGACTCCACTGTTACTAACAGTTAGAGTCTTAGTTGTTGGATTTGCTGTCAGTGTTATAGCTGTTCCTGACAACAGTTTTAAGGTATCATTGAACTGTCCTGCAACGATATTGCTGCTGTTATCGACATTAAAAGTCTTGAAAAATGTTTTAGATGGATCAATGATCAGTTCACCGCCTAAGGTAGTCGATGCTGGAAGTTCTACAGTACCGTTACTGCTCTTGATCTGCGCAGACCCTAGCCATATACCATTGTTTTCAGAACCAGGTGTTAGACTTTGATCCTCTATGTACAATGATTTAAACGCTTTTCCACTATCACCTAACTGTAATGTGTTAGTTGCTGTTGGTATGATTGAACTATTAAAGTTGGTAAAATCAGCCAGAGAAACATTATTTTCTGATAATGCTGTGCTGATCAGTGTGAAGTTTTGGCTGACTGCTTTTAGAGCATCGTCGACGTTGCTCCAAAGTAAGGGAGGACTTCCTGCGGTGATGTTTGTGTTTATTCCTGACATTATGTTCTCCCTACCGCTATTTCAACAGTGCCAATATGATCACTGTCATAATCTTTTAGAGCCTTACCTACTACAGTTCCGACTTTAACATCGCCTGTGGCAGCTACAGCTACTCCTGGAATTCCTGATGTAATCAAGATGTCTCCTTTTTTAATCTTTCCAACTACTTTGCATGGAACACGACCTTGCAGCGCGACCAAGTTTTTAAATCCTGGACATGCTTCATACATGGTATAAGCAGCAGTATTAGATACAACACCTGCTACTCTTGTATCTCCTTTGATATTAGAAGTTGTAACTTCTTTTTCACCACCAAACACAAGAACTGTACCTACTTCATATTCTTTATCACCTTCATAGTTTTCTGCAAGGTCAGCGGAATATGTTGCCTGCAATCTTGATTCGTTCGGTGAAGTGCCAGTCAATGTCCAACGTCCTGTTATAGTACCACTATTAGTATTACCACCTGTGGTGATCGCGGTTACTTGGATGCTCGATGCTGTTATAGGAGCATCGGTACCACCGTCTTTGGTCTTAAACTGGTGTGTATCATTCCAATACAATGATTTGTTATCAGTAGATACTGTACCAGATTGTACTAGTATACCACCTACGCTGTTCCAGCCATAGTATCTAATATAGCCACCACTACCTGCTGTGGCAGTATCAATACTGGTATTGTTATCAACGTTGACCTTGCTGACGTTAATCTCATTGGCAGAGAAGTTACCGCTCGAGTCTCTGTTAATAAGTTTGTTGTTATCGGAGGATCCTGTATAGGCCGCTGACATTTCAACAACGGTATAATCACCGTCGCCGGTTCCGGTACCACCTGTCCTTCTCAAGAAACCTGTAGTTGAATATTGAGATTTCTTAATGGATCCGCCACTGTCAACTACAGTGGTAAAGTTTACCGCAGTAATATTGCCTGTGCTGATACTAGAGTTACCTAGTACAGTGTTAGACGCTATCTGTGAAATAGATGTCAACGGCAATGAGTTAGTTTTGATAGTGATCCAACCGTTGGTTGAAACAAACAGTGCATCATCGAAACTAGCAAGTCCTAGAGCTGCTTGGTTTATACCAGTAGCATTTGTTCTGGTAGTGGCAGCATTCATGTTTAACTTGCTTTGATCGATAGCTGCCGATCCTGAAACTTTACTGTTTGTGATAGTTCCTGCACCTACTGATGCAGTGATTAATCTAGTTGTAGGATTCAACGATAGTGTGATATCGCCAGTTACTGTGGCGTTAACAGCACCAAAGCCTGTTCCTGTGAAACTTAACAGTTGACCGCTTGCGATGCTAGCACCAGAGAAGTCTTGGAAGTTGGCAAAGGTCATGCTCTGTAAGTTTACTGCGTCTAACGGGTTGACTGGGTTAGCGATATTGATAACCTTTTGGTTACCCATATCTAAGTTGGCCTTCATCTTCAAGGCGCCGTTAAGTGGTAGGAAACCGCCTGTGTTGATCGGAATAACCTGGCTAGGATCAACCACCGCACCGTTGTGTGTTAGGCCCAATCTACGTTCGAGATAGATACGTGTCGCGTTTTGTGTTGGAACGGTATCTGTAGCGTTGTTGGCAAATGATGAGTCTGTTGAGAACTCACTGATTGGAACACCACGTTTAAATCCTAGACCGTCTAGGTTACTCAACGCAATAGCAGCTGAGAACGACACCTTACCAGTACCTTGGTCAACGCTAAAGTATGGACCGACTCTAAAGTTACCATATTGGTCTGTGGTCACATAGAACACACGACCTACTGTTTTTTCAATAACTTCCCCTGCTGCGTTTCTGGCGTTTACGGCTGGACCATAGATTTCGTTTGGATAGTTAGTATCTGCGTATGAACCAGTACCAATGTCCAGCAAATCGTGTCCTGTAACACGGGTCAACGCAATACGAATGGTCAGTGTACCGTTGGCGTTGGTAGTTCCTCTACGCACACCTGCTTTGAGAGTGATAGCTGAAGTATAAGATATTACACTGTCATTCAAACCAACTCCAGACTGCACACCAGTGACTAGATTGATCTGGCTAACATATACGCGACCAAATGCTGTGTTAGTAACAGTTTCTGGATCGTACTTGGTGATTACATAGTTTACACCTTTCCAGTTAAACACAGAACCAGCTGCTCTTGATCGATCATATGGACCTAGAGCGACCACAGCAAACCACGTATCTCCCACTCTGCCTCGTACTTTACTGACAGAGTGTGTACCTGCATTTAGTAAAGATGTCTGGATCGCAGTACCGCCTGGAGTTAGAGAAAGAGTAAAAGAAGTAGTAGTTAATCCTGATGCCAATACAAAGTAATGGGTTGTCGCGAGCAGTCCTGTAGGCAATGTTCCAGATGTTTCTAACTTGACTACATCACCGGCTGATAGTCCGTGTGCATAGGTTGATGTCAAGACGGCAGGTGAAGCTACACTTATAGTAACCGGAGTACCTCCTCCGAACACGGTATTAATAGTCCCAGATGCTGATGATACTGTAACAGGGTTATGTTTCGCTATACCTGGGATAGATCCTGAAGCATTAGATATCTGGAATATCGAAGTTAGTGCAGATGTGGCACTCAATGCTAGAGATGTGCTGCTTGGTATAGCCGCGATATAGTATTGTGTACCACTGGCTATGTTACCAAAGCCTGTACCAGTAAATGCTATAGGCTGTCCAATGCTCATTAGCCCACTGTTGGTTACAGTGACCGTATAAGCGGTAGCACTCATACTAGTTGATGCAACAGTCTGTGCGGTGTTAACGATCCACGATGCACCCGATCCGCTGACTATGTATGTGTTAGCTGCGATGCCGCTGCCACTCAATACCATACCTGCTATAATAGTACCTGATGCAAGATTGGTAACTGTTAAAATGCTACTGCTGATACTACCTGTAAATGAAGCAGTAGTGATAGTAGTGGCGGTTGCAGTAGTAGTTACATGCGGAGTCGTTGATAATGTTATCTTACCACTAGATGGAATCGATCCAACATAATATTGTTGACCTGCTGTGATACCACCAAACGCACCGGTGGTCAACACGTTCATCAACCCTGCGCTAGTAGTGACAGAAAGTACTGATCCTCCGTTAGTAGCACTAATAGTTAACTGGGTACCGCTAATAATAGAGCTAACGTAGTAAGTAGTTCCAGAAGTCAGCCCACCGATCGGTGACGAACCCTGGGCTGTAGTGAACGATACTGGCATGTTTACAACCATACCTAGTGTACTAGTCACTGTGATATAGTTTGTTAGTGCATCTGAGTTAGTTGCTTGAGTACTAATACCAAACTTGATCGGTGTGTTTACAGTCATGCCTGTAGTTGAACTTAATGTCACTTGGTTGCTAGTACCAGTGATAGTTGTCGAACTTACAGTTTGACTGATGCTGACGGTCCATGTTGAGCCGTTGCCGCTACCGCTGATATTGGAAACGATATATGTTCCAGAAGCAGTAGTTCCTCCACTTAATACCATTCCTGCTGAGATAGTACCTGACGATAGAGTTCCGACAGTTAATGTTGTGCCACTAATACTAGAACCAGTCATAGTCGCTGTGGTCTGTGCTGTGGCAGTGGCTGTTGTTTCTACAGTAGCGTAATCATTTGGCTGATACACTGTCATAGAAATATATTGATAGTTTTCTCTTAGTAGAGTGGTTGTTAACCCAGTTGGAGTATAAGAGAATGTTCCAGAGCCTGCTGAAGTCGTGGTAACTGCTCCACCGCCTTTAACTGTAGATATCTGGAAGGTATTTGATGTAGGGTTAATAACATAATACACCTGCCCTGCAGTAATACCAGTAGGTAATGTAGCTGTGCTACTAAAAGTCAACGAATAGTTTGTTAATAAACCGTGGTTATTTCTTGTAACGACTGCAGGACTTGCATTGCTAATAGTACAAGTAAACGGTGCATTAGGATCGTTATAGTCTGTGAACTGTAGAACACGATAAACGTTATTAGCAGCTTCAGTTAACACAAGACCAGTCGATGGTCGAACACTAACTCCAGACAGTGTACCAGTCAACATCAGTGCTTGGTTCTGTCTCACCGTCATTAATGTGCCATCATTGATCTGTGCATACAGACCAGATAGACCGCTGGCACCTGTAGTAGAGCCTAGCGTTAGACGTGCAACACCGGAAGGTAAGTCAGCACCTGTGTAGGCACTATTGATCGGATAACGATACAATATACCACTGCCATGATCGACTTCTAGTTCTGAGTTTGGAAGTGGAACATATGTATAGTTGTTAATATAGACAATAACGCCTTGTGCAGAGTTTGCATAGTTTCCGCTAGGATAATAACAGGTCACTGATTGTGCTAGGTCATAGTATAAATCTGTGGGTGTTGGAACTTCTAATGGATCGCTGCCTTCTGCGACAAGAGCATATACACCGTGCGCACTTGAACCTGCGATAGAACGTATCTGACCACCGTTGATAGAATAGTAAGATACTTGACAGTAGTAGGTAAACATTGACACAGCTTCTGTCAAACCGCCGTTGGTTACCATCACACCGTAGCCTAGGTCAGCGACTTGTGTAAAGTCGTTTGACAGCATACTACGGTTACCCGGCATCAATAGTTCATAGACACGATTATAGGTATGTGTTCCTGAACCTGCCGAAGTTGTTGCTACAGGAGTGATACTTCCTAATGTATCAGTGACCTGGAAAGAGTTCGCTCCAAGTCCGATTAAAAGCACATAATATCTCTTGCCCACAGACAGACCGGTTGGTAATGAACCTGTGGTTGTAAAGGTAATAGTGGCGCCGGCCTGAAGACCGTGATCGACTTTGGTAATGACCGCAGGGCTGCCGTTGCTGATGGTACAGGTCTGTACACCAACGTCTTTGGTATAAGGTGTTCCTGGATCAAACACGAATGTAGCCGTAGAACCGTTTACATTGTAGACCCAATCTCTAACGTAGTTTATTCTGTAAACACTGCCAGTGATAATAACTGAAGCAGGTAAGTTAGGGAATCTCTGAAGACCAGTAACAACGATTCTAGTTGAACTGATCTTGCTGACCATGGTAAATTCTAGGTTGCCTGCGAAGCCGTCGACAAACATACCGCCGGCAAACTGCTTGCGTCCAGTGGATCCGATAAATGAAGCACTTTCTTGACAGTATGGAGATTTAGCAAGGATTTGACCTGCAGGATCAAGAATCATCATGAACCCGCCTTGTCCTTGTGCTGTCATTCGACGTAGCATCGTAGCGTCGTTCATCATGAACACGTCAATCTTGTTATTATCTTTTGGAAGATTAACTAATGTTGATCCACTGACAATATCGATAATAGCATTAACTAAGTTAGTTACGATGGCTCTAGTACCACCTTCTGCTATGTAAGCATTATCGATGATCTGGGGTACTAGTTCTTGTGTGCTGTTGGTATAGAGAATGTTCTGTAGAACATAGTCAGTCAAGACGATTAAATGATTCCACGCTGCCACGGTTTGATCTAACTGATCAGTGATGGCTTTTAGAGCACTAGCACTTTGGAAGTACTTTAACGCTGCTGAAATAGTTCTATTATACCCACCGTATCTAAGATCAAATATTAATGCTTCAACAATCAGACCCACGTCTCTCTTACATAGTTTTCTGTTGTAGGTAAATGTACCTGGACTGTATGTTGCATTAAGATAAGAAATAACTTGATTTTGTATACTAACTGAAGCTGCTAAAGTAACAGTTCTATCGTTGGCCGCTACAATATTAGCGGCGTTAGCATCAATGGTTGGATCTACAGGAGAAGCTGCTGATGCTGCACCAACACCGTTGATAATGATATCTTTGATGATGTCAAACGCACTAGTAAGTGTGGTAGCTGATACACCGCTAGATGAAGCCGCAGGTAGAGTGGTCGTCTGTGAAGTAGTGTTAGAAGCTGATTTACCAGTCCATGATGTTTGATTTGATATTACAGCAGGAAGAATTATCTTTAACTGATTAAGTACACTAGTAAATGCACTGGTTTCTCCGCCGACGGTTGTTGCATTGAGCGCATCATAGTAAGCAAGTCCTGCTTTAATAGTCTGACTGGTGCCGCCATAGATTAGGTCATAGACCATGGCATCAATGATAAATCCTACATCTCTTCCACACTTGTCTGCGTCATATCCAGGAATGCTTCCAGGATTGAGTTGATCGGTGATATAGCCTAAGACTTCATTTTGTATAAATGTCCTATTGGCAATGATGATATCTTTAGCATATGATTTATCAGTTACCAACCCTCCTGGATTAGTATAGGTAATAACAGTCGACGGCGTACCTGATTCTATGATATAAACGATCTTGTTGAACAGTGTGGTCACAGTCGCAGCACTGGCCACATAGGTAGTGCTACCATAGATAGTATTCAAGACAAGGTCTCTTACTTTCTTGATAGCAGCAAGTGTCTGACCTTTCTGATAGCTAGTTACCACTCCTGAGTAAGATCTTAGATATGCATTGGCTGCGGTCACGGTTCGATATGTAGATCCTAGTACTAGGTCATCCATGACCGCATTAATCATGAGATCCACGTCTCTCTTACATTTTACTGTATCAAATGTAAAGTTTCCATCGAATGGTTCTATGTCTGCGGCTATCTGCGCATCGATCCAACCGACGATTTCTTCTTGGAACCATTGTTTGTTTAGATATAGTAACTGTGCTGCTGCCTTGTAGTTTCCAGCGTTAGAAATAGCAGGATATACTCTATTGGCAGGATCTGTTAGATAATGTCTTGCAAATAGTTGTGTTGACGTAGTGATGCTGTCAATAGTAGAATCTCTACGGAATATATCAAATGCCCAAGGACTTGAACTAGGTCCTGATCTAGGCTTAACTAAGACACGTCTGAACTCGTCACCGATCAATGAAACGTTCTGTGATACTTTCAAAGGAAAGTTTTCTTCGTAGATACCACTTTCGATAAAAATAGTGATCTGTATATTTTTAGTAATGTCACCATAGCTTATAGCTTCACCAATCTGGAAAGACCCATATTTGATGTCAACGTCAAACAGTTCATTTCCCTGATTATCCATAGCACCAGTATGTGTTAGAATCTGTGCTAATGCTCCCGAGGTTTCGCCTCGCATGTATAATCCAGGTCTAATATCTCTAGTTGCTAGAGCAGTAGGCGTATCTACCGAATAGTTTCCAGTAAAGTCTGTGAGCTTACCTGCTGTATAGATAGCGAACGTTGGAAGGTTAGCCACGACACTAGGAACGCTGGTAAAACCAGAACCTGGATCAGTGATCGTAACGCTTTGGATAACTCCGCCGACTACGTTTGCAGTACCAAATGCGCCAGATCCTCCACCGCCAGTAATACGTACAGAAACAAGTCCAAACCCACTACCACCATTGGAAATAGCGATGTTGTTGACCTTATAGGTTACATCAAATGTTGCGCCTGCGCCGAATGTTACTTTGGTTGTGTTTGAGGCAGTACTAGCTACTGATAAGTTACCTGGAATCGCACTATAAACACCTGAACTTAGTATCTTAAATGTTATTAGAGAACCCGGAGTGGATGCTGTACTGAGCACCTGTATCTTACAAGGCTGGCCACCGGAGGCGACTGTACCACCATCTAGGGTAATAATATCGCCAACCCAATAGTTTGAACCAGGAGCGTTGATCGTTATCTTATCAACGCTCATTAGGGCAGCGCCAACGAAGCCCGAACCGGAATCGTTTGAAATACTGATATTGCTTAGAGTACAGGTTCCTGCGCCATTATTATAAGTTAATAGCTTTTTGTATGGTCCTATCTCTACTCTAGATTCGTTTACTAGTTCTTCTGCACGTTTTAATGCAGCTTCTATTGTGCGATAGGCATAGGCAAGAGCTCTACCTTGTAGTTCGTCGCTGACTCCAGGACGTGCATCAGCACCGCTAGTTGCGACATATAAGTTTGCGACAGAACCAAAAGCACTGCTGTCTACGTAGGATTTTGTTGCTGCGATCAATCCATCATAGGTTTGATCATCTTCAGGCTGTGGGTTTCTTGACAAAATCAACGGACCAGTCATTCTTCCGAATGCTTCGTTGACTTCACCTGTGGCAGGATCTATAGCATTAATACCTGCTCTAGCGATCTTGCTGTCTACGTATCCTTTGTTTGCTGCTTCGCCAGATGCAACAGGAGTTGTAAGATCAACGATTCTGTATTGATTACCACCTGATGTTGCGCTAAGATTTCCACCTAGCTGTGGATATCTATCTGCTGAAATCGCAGAGAAAATAGCGTTAAGTCTGATTTCATTAGGATTAGATGTTTGATCTACGCTAATGCCAACGCCCGGAACTAGCTGTTTAAACTTTAAACCTGTAGTAGTTTGGTTAACAGTTACTAGCGCACCTTCTTGACCTACATAGGAAGTAGGAGCGTCTGATAGTCCTGTAAACTTTAGTCTTTCACCGAGACCTAAAGAACTGTATAGTTCGAGAAAGTTGTCGTTGACTTTACTAAAGGAGTCGCGAATACTATCGCCTGTGCCGTCATTACCAACCGCACCAATATCAATGATTTTTCTTGCCATGGTTTATCCCAAGAATAGCTTATATCCATTATTTAGCCTAAACTTTTATAAGCCTAATGTAAATACCATATGTACTTGGGAAAAGAAACAGAATTAAATCAATATGTAAGAACCAGCAAGCTCGGTAATGAGCATGTTTATTATCGTCGAAAGACTCTG